GCACACTGTCAAGATTCCTTTTGCTTGTAGCCATCCTTGAGGCCAGTATGCCGAAGGGGTGCACCAGAATCCGTTGATCTGCATATAGCCGTAAGAGCCGCCTGCGGTGTCTCGAGGGTTAAATGCGTCTGGCGTGCAATTTGACTCGCGTTTAAGAACGCGCATAAGGGTCGGTGTTTCGGTTGCAGGCCAGCCAACACTTAAAGCGAGGTTGAGAGCTTGCGCGCAAGCCGTAGCCGGCGTAGTGACGGGGGGTGTAACTACGACTGGCAGTGTGCCAAGTGGGATCGTGGCATAGACGGTCTCGGGGCTTACTTGAGACATGCCTTCAGGCGCTTTAGAAGCGTCCCAGAGCAGCACAAAAGGGCAAAGCCCTATAGTTACCCATGCAAAGATTTTGATCGTTAGATAGCTCATTGTTGAAAACTCAATTCTGTTGGGACGCCCCAGCTGTCGCCTGCCAATGTGCGGAAAGCGATCTGTGCGCGGATGATTTTGTGTGTGTCTTCGTGTCTAAAGATCTGAACAAGTATTTCTTGTCCGTTGTCCATTGAGCACCGACCTACCTCGTAGATAAAGACTTTCGGTTCGGTCATGATTTGTACTCCTATCGTCGGTACTTCGACCATAGAGGATCAGTGTGCGCTATTGGGGGATTTCGGCGAACACTCTCTGAAAGGCTTGCTTCACAAGGGCTGGAGAGTCTGCCATAGCCGGCGTGATCTCATAATGAAGCCAATCGCCTGGTACGCCGTGAATAGTTTCTTTTGTGTATTTTTGCCACTTCTGTCGGTCGCATCTCCAGCCGCGTCCGAATGGTGCTATGTAGTCAAGTACGCATTCAAGGCCGAGCGCGTTCGCGTTAGCGGTAACGATGTTTAGAAAGGTAACTGATCCTTTGCGACTTGCGTTCGGATGTTTTTCTGACTTGCGGTATGAAAGATCTACTGCGCGCCCTGTGGCATGCACTGACAGATTTTCGGATCCGCGCATATTTCTTACGCCCCACGACCCATTGTTCCAGAAAGCGCCGTTGCCGTATTTAATTGCCTGTCGGATCCATTCGTCCATTCCTGCGCGCGGGCCAGCTGCGGCTCCGTCGGAGTTACCTGTGTACGGTCTCAAGTTTGGGACTGCTTTGTTCGCTGGGATCACGCTCATAATGTTGGCGGATCTTTAGGTCGGTCTTTAAGCCCGTTGCCAGCGAGCAGACCGATTAAGCCGCCTGCCAAAGTCATGAGCATCGGCGACAAGACTCCCCATGCTTCGGCGTCATTAGGACTTTGCTCTGTAGGTTGTACGACAAAAAGCAGTCCGAAGATAAGTGATGCGATTGCCATGACGAACGATGCGGTGAGTCCGATTCCTACAATAAGGATCAGTCGAGCTTTGATTTGTTCGTTGCTTAAGCGGTTGTCTGGGTTCATGTGCAACGCCTTTCAAGTATTCCGTCGGCTTTAGTGGTGTTGCAGTTTTCTCGGTATCGGTCAGCACAAGCGGTCAGGACGAGTGCAAGCATGACACTAGCCAAGTAGTAGCGCGGCTTCATCGGCTGTAATTCCTAGCCTGTCAAGTACGGCTTGTTTTGCTGTGGCTTTGTCGGCTTCGGCTTTAATGTGTGCGTCTTGTTCGGTTTTCATTGTTGCCCACGCTTCGCAAGTTGCTTCATATTCGGCAGCATTTAACACAATGTTTTCGCCGTTAACGCTTTTAGTCATTGTTGGGTTTTCTGTTTTAATTTGTGTTAAATACTGTGCTTTAGTAGTCATCATGCGCCCTCATAACTTCCCATAACCCAAATAGTGTCGCTAGTAGTCCAAGTGAACGGGACAGTGGAAGTAACCGCCCGGTCTTGGTCTTGTAATTGCACAGTGCCGCTAGGCGCATTAAGTTTTGTAAGTGCTGTAGTGCTGCTGCGTGGGTCTGTTGCACCTAAAACTATTTGCGCGCTTGCGTCAAGAAATAAAACTTTTGTTACTGCGCCTTGCGCGGCTTCTGTTGACGCTGCCGTAACTGGCCAAGTAAAAGTAGGTTGTGTTCCCATGCTCGTTGTTGAGCCAAAAACAAGTTTAAGAGTAAAGAAAACTGTTTTACCAGACTGCGAATATCTTGCGGTTTGTGTTGCGTTACCGACAGTCAAGTTTGTCCATGTTGGTGTCCAAGCCGCCCAATCTGTAGCGCCGACACTTGCCCACGCCGCGCCCGTGTAATACTGCACAATGTTTGTATCCGACAAGTAACAAAGTTGCCCCTCGGCTAGTACCTTTTCGCCTGCACCACCAAACGCCGCATCTCGAGTCGTGGAATTAGTAAAGACTGGGACGCCAGTTCCCGCGCTGATGTTCATATCTGCGGCGGTCAATACCTCGCCAGCGGTAAAAAGGGGGACGCTTGTTTGCTCGTTTGGCATGTTTCTATCCTAAGACATTTTCTTGGTCAAGTGTGCCATACACAATGTCATCCAAGATCAGCTCAAAGACGATCGTGGTTAATGAAGTGAAGTAGGTGACTGCGTGCCCAGCCGACAAAGTAAGCCGATGCTCAAGTCCTTCAATGGTCAGATCTTGCGCAAACTGGGTTGGGCCTGCCGAAGTCGTAATTGACTTTTGGATATTGATCAGGTCGCCGACATCAAGTAGCGCAAGTGTGTCTTGATCTAGTGCAGGTGTGCCGGGGAACTCTGTGCCAAGGAAGTTGAAGCGTGCTTCGGGATCTGGACTGATGAGGTATTCGGCAAGTGTCAGAGCTGCGGCATCGTTGTGCAGAAGTGAGTCTGTGATGGATTTAGTTTGGATTAAATACAGGGCTTGAGATGCAAGGTCTTCGGCGACCTCTGGTGATGTTGCTCCAGCGTGCTCAACGGATGCACGATTGACCACTGTGTCTGCTTGGAAAGAGATATCTATAGCCGAGTAGCCGATCTGGGTACCGTCATCATGGAACTCGGCAACAGGTACTCCCAGCGTCGTTCCTAGACGCTTCTGAAAGGTAATTGTGCCTTCACGATCCACAAAGATTCGACCCTGCTCCGCTTCATTAATTTTGTTGGCGTACATTGCGACCGATGTACCGTTGGCGACCGTGTAGGCAGCTGCACCGCCAAGGGTCGCCACGCCTGTCTCAATGCTCCGTGCGCCTGTGTAAGCGACTTCTGGTAGGTCTAGCAGGTCATTAAAGCGCTCGCTTGAGAGCTGCTCTGTGACATTCCATTCAGCAAGAAAGGTTTGCCCTAACTGGTAGGAGAAGTCCGCGCAATTGACGGTCACTGTGTCTAGTCCGCCGAGCGTAAAGGTGTAGTCGTAATTGACGATGTAGCCAACCCACAGAAGTTCTTTGACATTGGTTGAGCTGTATCGAGAGAAGCGGACTTCTCGAAGAGGTGCAAGTCCAGGCTGATTATTGTTTGGGTCAAAGTACGGCGAGGTCGTGTCAAATGGGTTGAAGACTCCGTCCGCGTAAGTGTCGTTAAGTGTGAAGTTCATAGTGCCATAAGCAAATTGGTCGCCCGTGTTAGCGCGTCCGCGCTTTGCAGTCAGTGAGATTGCGCCGTCTAGGACGCTTGCGAACTGGGATGTACCGTCAAGCACATATTCGGTGTTATCTAGTTCGCCTTTAAGATCGTCGTCAAGAGTAAAAGCATTCCAGTCGTACCCTGTGTCAATCTCGAGGTCGTAGTTACCTGATCCAAGTACCGCTACGCCAGCCATTAGGCGACCGCTATGTTCGCAGGGCCGTTCTGCCTATTGAACGCTCTAATTGCGTTTACGACAGCTGTGCCGATCTCCGCGCTTGAGCCAAGACCGCCAGTGATGTTGATTGTGTAATTGCCCATTCCACCACCGCGCCCAGATAATGGGATCACCGCTTCAGGGCCACGCTCACCGATCATTGCAAGCGTAGGCCCTGTCACGATTCCACCGTCCGCGAGCATAGGAATATTCGGAACGGAGAAGCCTTTGCCACCCAACCCCGGCACCCAGTCAGGAAAGTCAAAAGACAATGAGCCAATCGTGTTATTCCATAATTTGGCAATGCCGTTAAAGAGTGATTTGTAGATGTTGAATACGCCTGTGAAGTAAGTTGTGAGTCCGTTAAAGACTGCTTTACCGCCTGCAAGCATCGCGTCAAAGACTGTGTCTACGATCTTTCGGACGGTCTCAAACTTAAAATAGAGCGCTGTAAGAATTGCTATAAACGCGACGATCGCCAAGATGACTAGAGTTACAGGGTTGGCAAGTAGCAGCGCGTTAAACACTGCGACAACGCCGTTCACGATCATTTGTGCGGCTGCATAAACTTTCATAGCTGCATTAAGAGCCAAGATCGTCACTGCAATTCCACCGATCGCTCCAGCGACAATAAGGAAGACCTTTGTGTTTTCTTGTGCCCACGCGCCAAAGGCAATTAGGTACGGAAGGAGCGCTTCGACTACTGGGATTAGTGCTGCACCGATTGACTCTTTGGTCTCTGCCAAAGCAATTCCAAGACGCTTCATTCCACCTTCGGCAGTGGCGGCAGCTGCGGCAGAAGCCCCACCAAAAGATCCGCCAAGCACATTCATTACATCTTCCAAAGATGCACCGTCTTTAATCATGGCTTTAATCTCTGGACTAAGTGCGGCAAGTCCTTTCATGTTTCCGCCGTAAGCCTTGGCAAGAGCGTCAGAGACAGTCGCTAGGTCTTTGCCTGATCCTGCGGAGATGTCTTGTGCGAGTGCGAGCGCTTTGTTGGCTTCCTCGATGTCTTTAGTTCCGCGTACAAGTGAAGCCAGTGCCGGGCGAAGTTCAGAGTCCGCTACGCCTGACGCGAGACTCATTTTTGTAATCATGTCTTCTTGTGATGCGATCTGTGCGTCGGTCGCGCCAGTGACATTTTGGAGTGCGAGCGCTAGCTGTACCTGTTCGGCTTGATCTTCCATTGCCGCCTTGGTAGCACCTACAAGAGCAACTCCTAATCCTGCGACTGCGGCTGCGGCTGGAAGCGCGGCTTTTTTAATAGCAAATTGTGCCTTCTTAGACGCGCCTTCAAGCGACTGGAACTCTTTGATCGCCTTCTGTGTGCCCTTGGCATCAAACTCGGAGATAATGGGAATATTTACTGATGCCATTACTCGATCACATTCCGATCAACTTTGTCCATGACAGTCTCAACGATTCGCCGCATCTCTGACTCAACGGTGCCTTGATTCTTCTCCATTGCTTTCCACATTACTCTTGATCGCATGCCGTAGCGCGCCGAGAGTGCGCTGCCGAGTCTGCCGTTG